GTCCAGCAGCGCGTCGATTACGTTGTCGAGTTGTTGCGGGTCGAGTTCGGCGTCGAGGGCCAGCAATTTGGCCTTAACGTCTTCCTTCTTGAAATTTTTGCGGGTTGCAGGGCCTACCAGGGCAGGCAAAGCGGAATCCGCTGCCAGTACCGGAGAGGCCGCGCACAATGCCGCAAAAAGGGCCTTGCCCAGTTTGGTCATCTTCATGGCGGATTCCTTGAAAGTGAAAGGGTTACGGTCGGCCACTACTACATCAGACCCAGCGCGGCCGACCTCAACTAACGCTAGGTGATTTCCTTGAATTTCCGTCATGCGGCCGTCGTATGCCTGGCCTTCAAATTCGCCGGGCTCCATGACTGGCACGTAACGATAAGCGCAAGAAAGTTCCCTTACCTTGTCCGTTTCAATGCCAGCAATTGCGGTCGCGTCCCATACGCACAAATCAGCGTCAAGATAGGGGGCGGAAAAAGTTATTTCGGAACCGATAGCACCGACGACCAAATCGGGACGGGGTGCATCCACGGTAACGGGGACATGTTCGGAGAGAATGGGAAGGCGGGCAAAGGTCGGGGCGCCGCGCTCCAATTCCACCGGGTCACGAAGCAAGCGGTAAACCGTATCAGGCTGCAGGCCCAGGGCATCAAAGCCCGGAATCTCTTTGCCGTAATACGGGTTGACCGTGGCCTTTGAGATATGGGAGCGGTCGACGTGCAAACGCCCGTCGGCATCAATCCGGCGTGCTGTTCGGTCAAAAGCTAATCTCAAGATAGGCATAGTCAGATTATGGCATCAAATCTACTTTATAGGCAATTCTTCCCACCACATGGCAAAGATGCCGACGGCGTCAGAATTTCCGGGGTTCATGAATTTATAAATGCCCGTGCTACCGGCTGGGGCTCCAAGTTGGCTTTCCATTTCGTCACCAACCGTGGACGCCTGGCCCGTTGCCCCGGCCGTCTTAACGTGCATCAAATCATAAAGCGTGCCGCCGGTAAAGGTGCCGCCCGACGTCAATGAACATTGCGGGACATAAATCGGAAGCGGGTTGTCGGTAAATTCGCATTTACCAATAACTGGAAGGGTGCCATTCCAAGTTCCACCAGGCGTGGCGCCGCGGTAAATCTCGCAACGCATTTCCCCGGTACTTACGTGCATTTGAAAACCACGAATGATGATATCCAGCGGACGCACCATTTTGATATTCAGCGAAGCCCCGGCGGCAAGGGTAATTTCCTTGAACGTGCGGAATTGCGTGCCCGAATAGAACGACCCTAATTCGCTGTCGACCTTGGTTCTATTGTTCCAGTTCCCCGGTTGATTTGATGGATACATGATTGCCCCCTATGTTGGCAATATTGCCCCCTATGTTGGCAATATTGCCCGGCTAGTGCAGCGGCAATTTATTTCTTCACCTGGCTGGATAAATTCGCCGGAAATTTTACAGCCTTCCGCGATGTTATACTGCTTTCCATTCGCGGCCACATGGTCAGGGCGCGGATTCTTCCCCGCGTGGCTGTGCATCCAAACGGCTTCCGTAATCCCAAGTTCCATTTGCCTGGCCCGGTTGACGACGGCGTTCGCCTTGTTCGATTGGTCCCGCGCTATCAATTCCGCCCGGTGACTGGCCGCCGGGTAAAGTTGCTTTAATTCCTTCACCATGGATTCAAGGTCGCGCCCGGCGCTGTATGAGCGCATAACGCTACCCTCTACCTGTTGCAAATATTTTTCAGGAATGGACCGGATAAGGCCGACGTTTTCCTCAAGTGACGCATTGAAGGCGTCGCGCACGGCGGGCGTCATCTTGAATTCAACCGTCCACCCGGCTTCCTTGAGCGCCTGGCGCATTGCGCTGTCGGTGGTCTTGAACATGCCTTGCAAATAGGCGTCGGCAATCTTGGGCGCCCATTCGTCAAAGCGGGCAATCCAGCGCCGGGCCAGTTCGTCCAATACCTTTTTCATTTTGGCGCTGGGTGCCGCGTCTTGCGCTTGTTCGACCAGCACCAGCATGCGGGGCGGGTCTTTGCGATAGGCGGCCGTAAGCCAGTATTCGACCGACCCGTGCATTTCGGCAATCATGCGCTGCAGGGCCTTGCGGTATTTCGCTTCGACCCCGCGGTTAGCATGAATGGCCCGCAATGTTTTAGGCGTCTTTGGCGACATATTCTTTACCGACTTTGGCTGGAATCCCCAAGGTGCTATGACCATGCGCCGCGGCTTCCATGGCTTTATGTTGCGCTTCGCTTACGCTCTTGTCGCCAGCCGCCGGGTCCGTTTCGCCCGTAGGCTCCGCGGGGGGCACGATAACGGCGTCGGTGTCCAATCCCTGATAACCGCTGTTCGGGTCTTTCGCCAGGCGGTCCCGCACTTCGCTGGGGTCAATGATACCGGCGGCCACATAGGCGCAATCCGTGACGCCATCGGCCGCCCTGATTTCGCTTTCTTCCTTGGGCGTCATTTGGTACAGGGGCACGAAGGTAAAGCCGATATCCGGGTCGATTTCCCCGAATAGCGAAAGCTGCACCGTCTTCAAAATTACTTCCAGCGGTTCGCGCCAAAAAGCTTCCTGTTGCGCGGCAATCCAGTCGTAAAAAATCCGAATCTCGCCGTCGCTGGAAGCGTTCAAGCCGCTGGGGCTGATACCCGTCAGGACAATGGCCGGCATGCGTGACACGCTGCACATGTGCTCCTGACTTTGCGCCTGCAATTCGTGAAGCCCCGACAACGGGGTGTTAACCTGCACCAACTCTTCCCGCTCTTTGTCCAGCAGCATCAAGCCGCGATTGCTTCGCGTGGCCGTGAAAAGGTCAGCCCGTGCGAAAAGGTCCGTGCCGTCATCGTCACCCTGCAGCACTTGGTCCATTGCCGTGGCAAGTACCGTAATGCTGAAATTGTTGATAAGGTCCGCAACGCTTTGACGGGTGCGGAGCCAGTTGTCGACGTAGGGTTCCGCAAGCTGGGAAAGGGACATGCCCGCGAAGTTAAAGGCGGGTTTGAGAATGTCCGGGAGCGGCCGGGTTACGACCGTCATCAAGCGGGAAGCATGGACCTCTTGCCCCAGCATGAACCATTTGGACGGCTTGTAAAAATCCGGGGCCGCTGGGTCCAAGGCGTTGTAACCGGCGGGCGTGGTCCAAATGGCTTCCACAGGGACGACCCGCGTTAGGCTCCCTTGCTTAACCGTGCGGGGGTCCAAAATTAACGGGGTGCCGCGGTCGGCGCCGTCAATTTCAATGAAGATTTGAGCCCGGCCAAAGTAGCAATCATTTTCCGCCGCACGTTGTAGCACCCCGCGCACATTCAGGCGCTTGAATTCGTCTTCAATCGCTTTGATTTTGTCCGCGGTGTCCGTGTCGTCGTCTTGCTTGCTGGTGAATTCCAACCATTCGCGGGTAAGTTCGGTCGACATGGTGGAAGCGAACGCCCGATATTCCGCACGGGTCGCAAGCTGCGAAAGGTACGAAAAGCCAGGGAAGCCGCCGCCGGGGTACACGTCTTGCGCGAAGCTGTATGGGTTCGCGTCCGTTGCCATGACTGGCGCCACTACTCCGGCCGGAACAACGCCGGGCGCCAGGGTGGGCGGCTTGATTGGATAGGTGTAAGGCTTGAGGGCGCCGTCGGCCGCAATGCTTTTGGCTTTGGTTGCCGCCCGACGTAGGCCGGTGCCCTTGGGGGCTGGCGGGGCTTTGGGTTCGTTGCGCCGGATACGTGGCGCCGCTTTGGCTTTTGCTTCGGGCATGGTCGACGCTCCGGGTAAATTGTTGGTCATTGTAACGCCGCGGGCATTATCTGCCCATGGCCTTGTTTATCGCTTCTTGCGTAATCTTGAGCTTGTTAAACAACGGATACAAGCGGCGCAATGCTTGGGTAAGGGCGTCGACTTGGTCATCGTTCGCCGCCGCCGGGAAGCTGGTCAACTCCCCGACAAGGTCTTTCACCCATGGCGCAAAGTCCGGGTGCGGCAACCACACATTGCCCGCTTCCCAATAGCTGGTAACGGCATGCGCCCGGGCCAGCTTGGAGCCGTCCGGTTCAATCGGGATGATGCCGGGCACGCTGGCTTTGAGCGTGTCGATTACCGCCGGGCCGTTCGCCTTGTCTTCAATCAAAACTTCTTTGGTGCGCGGCCAGGCGGCACGCAAGGCGACGACTTCCTTCACGGTCTTGGTGAATGACATGCGGGCGCGGACTTGCGCCAGCAAATAGGCATTGGCGCCAGCCTTGCCCCACACCTGGCCCACGACAAAGTCGGTGCCGTCCGTGTCCTTGAATGTGCAATCCCAAGAGGCCAGCACCTTGTCGAATTTGGCGGGCAAGTCCTTGGGCAAGTAATAGCGCAAGCCTGATTC